GGGGGGAGGGGGGAGAAGTCGGTGGCGGGTGGCGTATAGGTATATGCTCTGAAAATTTTACCACTAAAAATGCTACAAAACCCACAAACACACCCCTCGCACCACCAGCCGCTGATGAAAGTTAGCATAAAACCGCGTAAGTTGCACCGCGCCGCGCCGCGCCGCACGCCGAAGATGAGCGAAAACAGCACAAGTGAGCGTTTTGAGATGGGCGCTGGCGAGGTACGCCGTGAGCGAGTAGGCAACAAGTGGATAGGCTGGACATGGGAGCGGCGCGATTTCCGCGATCACCCCGCAGCGATTGCAGGGCGCGCGGCCAAAAACGCGCAAGCGACACAGAAAACAAAAGGAAAGGCAGGCATGGAATGATCGAAGCAAAGAGGCGCACGCTGGACGAGGCGGCGCGGAGCTACGGGACGGACAAGGGCGGGCAGTACCACGGGTACGCGGCGCAGTACGAGCGTGTGCTGGAGCCGATCCGCGAGGCTGGTGCGCGGGTGGTGGTGGAGATTGGGGTATGCCGCAAGTGGGATGGGAACCTGCACATTTGTCCGAGCTTGGCGCTGTGGCGCGAGTGGAGCGGGCGTGAGGACTGCGCGGTGGTTGGTCTGGACAAGTGCGAGTTTGGGGTCAACGGCGGAGGGCTTCGGACGGTGGTGTGCGACCAGGGCGATGCGGAGGCTCTAGAGCAGGCGCGTCTTCTGATATTTGAGGAGTACGGGGTGGCGGATCTGATCGTGGACGACGGGAGCCACATCGCGGCGCACCAGCAAGCGACGATGAAGGCGCTGTGGCCCGTGTTGCGTGTGGGCGGCGCGTATGTGATCGAGGATTTGAACTATAACCCAGAGGGCGAGAAGAAGTCGCGGCGGGTGCGCGGATGCGTGGAGGCGTGGCAGGAGGGGACGAAGCCGGAGTGGCTGGTGGACCTGCGCCGCGAGATAAAGACGGTGGGCAAGATCGAGTGGGTGGATAGCAAGGTAGCGGGGAAGCGGAGCGCGGTGGTGCTGTGGAAGGCGAGGGAGTTGTGAAAATTGTTAAAAATGTCGAATCCACACAGAACGATTATCTGTTGCGTGATTGGCAGAAGCGAATTATTGATTATTTTGCAAAAAATCCGCATGTTCATTTGATAATGAGTACATCTGGTGAAAGCGGAAAAACACAAATAGTAGCACCAATCCAAACGGCTGTTCGCATTCAAAGACGGCTGTTCTCCTGCGGAGTGCGGAAATGGTAGAGGACAAGAAAATGGCCGTAGTACAAGGCGATTGCTTGGAAGTAATGCGGGGGATGGCCGACAACTCGGTTGATTCTGTGGTGACGGACCCGCCGTATGGGTTGAGCTTCATGGGAAAGAAGTGGGATTACGATGTACCGAGTGAGGACATCTGGCGTGAGTGTCTGCGGGTGTTGAAACCTGGCGGGCATCTGCTGGCATTCGCAGGGACTCGGACGCAACACCGGATGGCGGTGCGGATCGAGGATGCAGGGTTTGAGATTCGGGACATGATCGCGTGGGTGTACGGAAGCGGATTTCCGAAATCGCACAATGTCGGGAACGCGGTTGACAAGAGCCTTGGGTGCGAAAATAGGGGCCACGCAATTTCAAGCGGAAGCCAGATTCACCCAACGACGGGGAAGCCGAGGGCCAACGGCGAATTGTTGCCGAAGTACGAAGGGCGCACCGACGATGGAAAGAAATGGGCAGGATTCGGCACGGCCCTAAAGCCCGCGATGGAGCCGATCACCGTAGCCCGCAAGCCGCTGATCGGGACGGTGGCAGAAAATGTTTTGAGGCACGGAACTGGTGCGCTGAACATCGACGGGTGCAGGGTGGGGACGGATGCGATCACCACCACGAACGGGAAGGGGTTTGATGGTTCATTTGGCGGCGGGACCAACGACAACGGCGGGACTGTTCATCAAGGCCGCTGGCCAGCGAACCTCATCCACGACGGTAGTGAGGAAGTGCTGGGACTGTTTCCGCATACCGCTGCCGGGAATCGCCCAGCCGTTCGCAACACAACAGGAGTGTTTGTCGCCAACCCGCAAGGCGATACAGGAAATGGTTGTCGCATGGACTCCGGTTCCGCCGCCCGCTTCTTCTACTGCGCCAAGGCCAGCAAGCGGGACCGTGACGAGGGGTGCGATGGGTTGGATGAACGAAAGCAGAATCACGCATACGGCGAAGGCTTCAACACGGAAACGAAACTCGTCACCGATGAGCAAATTGAATCAGGCGTTGCGAATCGCGGCCTTCGCCGCAACCACCACCCCACCGTCAAGCCTACTGATTTGATGCGCTACCTCTGCCGCCTAGTCACTCCGCCCGGCGGAATCGTTTTGGACCCGTTCATGGGTAGCGGATCCACGGGGAAAGCCTGTGCGATGGAGGGGTTCCGCTTCATTGGTATCGAGCGCGAAGCGGAATACTGCAAGATTGCAGAGGCTCGGATTGATTCCGTTGAAGTTGGATTGTTTGGAGCATCGTTGTAATGGGTAAGCGCGGCTACAAGGCTGGCGAGCGAGTCCCCTACGGGTTCACGGACTGGAATTCGCCGCTGGCGCAGCGGGAGATATGGGGCGCGCCGAAGCTGTACGAGTGGCAGGAGCAAATCTTGAGCTACTTCGTGAAGAACCTGCACGTTCATGCGGTAATGAGCACGCCGAATGAGAGCGGGAAAACGCAGGTTGTGGTGCCGCTACTGGGGTTGGGGTGCATGGCGGCATTCCCCGGTGCAACGGTTTACTCGACGGCTGGTGCCGAAGCGCAGATCAAGCTCCAGCTATTCGAGTACCTGAAAAGCTACTGCAAGCCGTTCGAGAAGGCGGGATGGGAGGTAAACCAGAGCCAGCTTACGGTGCAGGGGCCGGTGATTGACGGGATGCCGCGCTCGCGCTGGATTGGGCGGGTGCCGAGGGATGCGCTGACGGCTGAAGGATTCCATGAGTCATGGGAGCGCGACGACAAGGGGCGTTGGCGGTTCAGGCCGCTTTTGATGATCGCGGACGAGGCGAAGAGCCTGGATGATCCGGTGTTTGAGATGATGATGCGCTTGCGCCCAACATGGGTGCTGGCGCTATCGACGCCCGACACGGATAGCGGGCCGTTCTACAGAGCCATGAATCCCGAAGAGGTGGAAGCGCGCGGCGTGGAGCGGCGCGGATTCCGATACATCGAAGACCCGCGCGGGTATTGGGGCTTGCGCATGATGGTCAACGTGGAGGGGTGCGCACATCTGCTGACCGATGAAAAGCTGAAGGAGTCGGAGGCGATCAAGGCTCAAATGGGCGAGAACCACAAGCTCTACAGGTCGATGGTGCTGGGCAAGTTCACGGCTGGCGACGGCGACGATAAGCTGTACGGGATGCGCGACATCGAGGCGGTTGTACGGGCAATGGGGCGCGATGCAACCCCGGCGCGAATGGAGGGCGAGGCGCACGCGGGATTCGATGTGTCGCCAACTGGCGACGGCGACGACAAAATCATCTATGTGGCAAAGGGCAAGGTGGTTCTTCCGCCCTACCGGACTAGCGAGGACGACACGGTAAAGGTAGCCAGGTGGGCCGTTGACATCCTCAAAGCAAACAATGTGGAGCCGCGCAACTGCCGCGTTGATAATGGCGGCGCGGGCAAGGTCGTAATCGACATGATGGAGGGGATTTTCGGGTATCGCGGGGTGGATCGGTACACAAACAACGCGACGGCGCGATTCAGGGCCGATTTCTACGACCGGGCCACGGAAGACTCCTATGGTGTGAAGCAACTATTCCACGAAACCGACATTGTGTTGCCAAGGGATGACCGTCTGATTGAGGACATGAAGACGCGGCGCGTGGTCGAGATGGGCGATCACAAGAAAATTAAGCTACAGCCCAAGAAAAAGCACCGCGCAGAGAACAACGGGAAGTCGCCCGACCATCTGGATACGCTTACGATGTGCTTGGCGGGGCGCGTAAAGCATGGGATGGCGCGATATTCGCCGGAAGTGCGCAAAAAGGCGCAGGAATACGACGAGAAGGCGATGAGAAGCAAGCACTTTGCCGAAAAAAAGCAACAAGACGAGAACGCGGCGCGGCTAGGACGCTTCGGTTGGGGGAAAAAGGCGCAAGATTTGCGCTTGATGGTGCATAAAAGCTAGAACTTCTGTGCAATCTGTGTAAAAAGTGCCCCCGTCGCGCCCTGGAAATGAACCCGCGAAACGCACGCGGGGAAGGAAACCAAGTGGACGGGGGCGGAAGATGCGCAGATTACTTGGGATTCATAAAGGGGCGCAAGGATTCCTCACGGAACTCGTCGCGCTTTTCTCCTTGTGCGTTTTTGCCACAGCGGTAGCAGTATCCGAACTCGTCGCACATCATTGAATTGGCGGATCCGGCTTTGGCGGGGCCGCACCATTGGCACCGCTCGACCCCTTGGAACGGTGCAACCTCTTGGATTTGGATTTTGTCATCCGTGACAACGGCAATGATGGCGTCAATGGGGATGCGGTAGATGTCCTGGTGGACGGGAGCCTTGGCGTAATCGGCAAAGATTACACGATTCCCTGCAAGGTCGGCGTAACTGCGCGAGATGGCGCGGTCGTTTTGCGGGGTGGGGTTGGCGATAACGAGCGTACCGAATCCGTGGCGGCGGGTGCGTGCGCGTTCGGGGATTGCGATGAGGCCAGAAGTAGCGTCGTAAACGCCCTTCATGCGGACAAAAGCGAAGCCGGGGAGCGGCTTGGCATTTATTTGTGAATCAATGTGCGTGTGGGTTGACTTCATGCGCGGATTATGCGACAGTATTCACATAAAGTCAAGTCGAAGGGACACAACGAACCATGAGCACCCCAATAGGCGTAATTTTTCGTGACATTCAGCGGGCGCAACGCCTTGCTGATTTTGGATTCAAAGAGGATTTGGTAACGGCGGGGTTGCTGGCTGGGGCCGAGCTATCGAGGGCGTGCGATTGGCTTGAACTTCGAGAAGAGATCACGGTGGAGTACGCTGGTACGCCCGTGCCATTGCCGGGGGACTGCGTTGGGGTTCTAGCCGTCCTAGACAGCGATGGTGCGCTATTGCGAAGGGCTGAAAACTACACCTCTGGGATGGACGAGGATGAGAACTTCTATGCGCTTGGGCGGGCGAGTGCTCCTCTTGCGGCTGGCATGAACGGGCTTTCCATCGACAAAGGATCGCTGATTCTGGGCGGCCTGTCGCTCGACCCGTCGTATGAAGGCGAGTGGATTGAGATTGCCGACCAGCCTGGTTGCTACGAGATCGCTGACGCCACCACCGGAGAGTTGGTTGATCCTTACTTTGGGCCGAAGGTTACGAACGGGGCATGGAGCATCCGCCCGCGCGACACGCGGACGATTGAGTTTCGCGAGGATGGCACATATACGGTGGTTCTGTGGCACGCGGAGCGGCCCCTGTACGAAGACCACCAGCGCACGGTGCTACCAGCTCGCGCATTCCAGCTTGCCATCACGATTCATGTACTTGGATTCCATGAGAAGCAGGCAAAGGAGGCTGAATCGTACCGTGCCGAGTACCGCGCCGCGCTTTCGGAAGCCATGAGCCGGAATCCGCGCTATGCTCCGCCAGCAGGGGCGATTAGCAATTCCGGCAACCCGATTCGGTTTGGTCGGAGCTTCCGCTAATGACACCGGATCGCAATAGCTACGCCGACATCTGGGAAATGCTCGACGGCAAGTACGCCGAGCGGGTGCGAGTAACGGATGCCACGCTGGTAGGGGACGAGGAAATCGTTCGCCGCTGGCCCGAAATCAGTCCCGGCTATCTTTCGCGATGCATGACGGCTCTAAAGCTGTTCACGGATTCAAAGAACAGCAAGGCGCAATCGTGGGTGCGCGACCCCGTATGCGGGCGCGAGACGTTCCCCGGCATCTATCGGGTAGTCACGGTTGACGTGGACGTTCAAAAGCCGGGGCTGAAGGGTATCATTCAGACCTTGCGGCGCGGGTGGGCGCAGACGCCGGTATGGAGCGAGGCGCGGCTGTTGGAGGAAGAGGCGGGGCCAGCAAACAATGTGGCCGATTCAGGCGCGGTTCCTGCAAGCGACAACCCCACGCGCTTTCTGAAGATCAAGTTCCCGAACTGCGATCCGGGCAAGGTCGAGGCGATTGCATCCAGCTTGGGCGGTGTTTCTACATATAGTAACGT